AAACTTATGCTTGTTGCTCCATTGATTTGTTGATATTGAAAGGAGCCTGATATCTTCCTCTTCATCTTTGATGACAGCAATCTCATCTGTAAGTTTTATTATCTTGAGATACATTGACCAATCAAGTCCTGATGATATCCTGTTGTCGAATGGGCTCCAGTTCATTTTCTCAAGGATATCAGCTCTGAGCACTCTTCCAATGCCAATGGGCTCATATTGCCTTTGGCCTTTTTGGTATCCTGGCCAATGCACCAGCCTCACTTCATTGCCTACATCAGCAAAGTGACATCCCAGCATTCCAATAAAAGCAAAGTCATTGAGAGCATCTTTGACTGATTCAATATAGTCATCAGAGGCCCAATCAGAGGAGCCCATGAATATGACTCCATCAGCTTGATAATTCTTGCAAGCCTCAAAGCCAGCATTCCACTTGTTGCCAAGAGGATCATTTGATATCCTGATGAATTCCACATTGAGATCCTGTGCTATTGCCTCAGCTTCATCCTCATGACCTAACATAATAGGAGTGACACCTTGGCCCATAAGTCGGGAGATAGTCATTCTAACGAGAGGAAATCTGCCAAATACAGGAACAGGAGCACAGAGTTTCATGACAATGCTTTGATTAGATCTTGCTTTGTTGATGTTCTTGCCATGGTGATGCCTCTTCTCTTTGCCTCAGCTTTGAGTTGATTGAATGTCATCTTGGTGATTGACTCTTGCTTGGTGCCGATGAAATGTATCTTTGGGCTCACAGGAGCAATCTGATCAGTTGTATATCTTATCAATCTCTGCATGGCATTTCTTATGGATGTTGAGCATGCTGAGCAAAGCTTGCCAAACCCTTCGGAGTTGTACCACTCAGAGAGTTCTGTTTTGAGATTAGCATTCAGAGCAAAGCTCTTTGTCTTTTTGAATCTCTCCATTTGAGAGATCAGTTCGTCACTTAGATTCATAGATTAAGATTAAGTCAGATATTAAATAAGAGAGAAAGCCAAGAGCACAAAGCCTCCATTCAATGAAGCTGTACACAAGCACAGTTGTCCAGAATGACATGCAGCTCTGACAATTGAAAGGTTTAAAATCAGGCAGTCCTAAACTCTGGAGAGCTCTGGCAATGCCGATCGATAGTAATGGAACAATGAAGATCATATTTGAATTTATTTATTGCTTTGTTAATTGTGTCAAGGTTTATTCCTGTGAGTCCTTTGATTTCTCTGTAAGTCATGCCCATCAGTCTCATCTTGGTGATTTCTTTACAAAAAAGCTCCTCATCATTATCAGGAGATTGCTCAAGATATGCATCCAGAATCTGTTGGTATTGAGTTTCATTGTAGACATGATCCTCTTGCATCTTGTCAAATCCTTCTGGGATGGGCACTGATAATCTGTACATCTGATTGAATTTAGATTCTTTCCAGTTGTATTGATTGTATGCCCACCTGGCGAATACACGAGGGAGATCCTGTTGCTTGATGTCGAGCTTTGATAATAGTAGATAGACATGTGGCACCAAGTCCTGATGAAGGTTATTTCCTCCAGTGATCTTGTGTGCGATGATGTAAGCCTCTTTTTTCCAGAATTCCACATGATAAAATTATTGATTTTTTACATACCATGAAAACCATATTTGATAAAATTCATCATTGACATTCTTTCCATTGAGAAATCTGTGTATTTTGGAGGGTGTTACATCCAAGTCCTCAGAGAGGTGAACAGCTTTGTATCTCTTGGAAAGGATGGAGAGAGTTTCTCTGATCATCCAATCTTTGATTGTCTCTCCATCTTTTATGGCAATTAGAAAATGCCTTCTACTTTCCATGCTTCCAATGTGTTAAAAAATTTCTCTTTCCATTCTCTTCCTCTCAAGTTGAATGAGACAGTAATCTCCTCACCAATACCAAAGGCATCAATGAGGCTTGTCTTGTCTTTGACCAGCTCAAAGGTTATGAACTGCTCATATTTCTCAGCAGTTGTTTTGATGGTGAATTGTCTTGTCGAGAAATTCTCTGATCTTTGAATGATCTCTCCTGTGGCATATAGTATGCCTTTTGCTTCATAACTCATATTTATTTATTTATTTATATTACATTCTCAGGGAAATGAACATTGTCCTGTTCATAAATAGCTTGTGATAACAAGATACGATCTGTGATCTGTTCTGCCTTGTTAAGCATGTCAGTGTTGCTCATGCCAGTTAATTTCTCATTTGACAGCAAGGCTGCCATTATTCTTGTGTGAATTTCTAATCTTTCCATTTTATTTATTATTTAATTGTTGCATATATTGTGAGTAAAATTCTGAGGCATCTCTCAGCCTCTGGTCCATCAATTCATCCAGGGCCTCCTCTCTGTGATATTCCACAACTGTGATTCTCTTGACAGGATCAATGTGAGATACCTTGTGGATCTCTCTGTTATCCCAATCACTTAACAGATCATCATCTGTGTCAATCATGCAGAATACCACAAGAGCCTTTGGCTTGTTAAAAAGATACATATATCCTCTCACTTGCCATTCATAGGAATCAGCATCCTCCTCCAAAGCTGGAAAGGTCTCAAGTGACCAAGGTGTTTTGATGTCAATGATTGCCTCATCAGTGATGATATCTGGATGACCTGTGAGATATGTTGATGTCTCTCTGATATTATTCTTGACAAAGTTACTTCCAAACCATACTGAGTTGAGAAGATCAATTGATTCTGGCTCATATTCTGTGCCCTTCCTCATTTGCTTTGTTTCTACTTTGTTAGTGTATCCATAAAAATTCTTCTTTGCCAACCCTTTGATATAGGTCTTGGCTCCAACTGATAAGCTCTCTGACTTTATCTTTGGATTTGTCATGAGATTTGCAAGGGATGAACATCTGAATATCATAACTGTGCCTCCTGTTCCTCTGTTAATTTATAGGTTGATTTCAGGGCCTCAACTGTGTACTTACCTTTTTTGATGGCCTCAAGAGCACTGATGAATCTGTCATCTGCTATTGCTGGCAGTTCTTTCTTTGCATTGCTTGACACTGTTCCATCATCATCCACAGCTTGCAATGCCAAGATTGCCTGTAATGTTGCTCTTCGATAGTAAGTTGTGGCACTAATCATCTTCTGTGGATCAGCTATCAACGGCAATGACAGCCATGATTCAATCATCTGTCCTGAGTCAATGTCAATGATCTGAGTCACAAGAATTGTGTCATGGATAGGTTGCAACAGCAAGAGTCCATTCTCATGCAAGATTGGCTCAACAGTCTCCAGCAGAGCATTAATATCGGCATAAGATTTCTTGAAATGTGGATTAGTTGCATTCTTGACAACCTTTCCAATGCTGAGCTTTGCTCTGTGCAGTTTTGTGTAGAGGCTGATTCCATTCACAGGATCGGCCTTCTTTGCTTTCAACTTCTCTGATGTTGATGGCATGTTAAAATCTAATTGTTCCATTTATGATATATTTAATTTTTACAAATGTAACGAAAACTTTTCATACCACAATACAAAAGAGTCAAAATCTTTGGAGATATAGTAAACTCCTCCAGCTCTTTCAACATCAGCTTGATATGACTTCTGATATTCTGATTGCCTATCATTGCCATGCTTGACTTCAATCTTAACTGATCGGCCTCTGATAGTTGCTGAGATATCAGCTGTGCCCTTTGTGCCTTGCCCTGGAGTCCACTTCCCTGGCATCTGTTTCATCCCGGATGCAATCTCAATGCTCTTGCCAGCTCTGAACTGTCCTTGATTGCTAATCCTTTCAGCTTGCCCTCCCATTGCCTTGATCCAGAAGATGATGCACTTGGTCAGATTGTTGGCTGAATTATCTTTCCATTCAGTCAATGCCAGGAGCTCCTCTCTCATGGATGGATATTTGATCTTCATCTGCTCCATCTCAAGAGCCTTGAGCTTGTCTCTATTTGCTTTGTTCATATATAATCTAATTTAAGTTGGAAAGTTCCAGTATAGCCTTTTTTTCTACACTGTTCAATAAAATTATCAGGTGTTACTGCATTGAGTTTTTTGTCATCATAGATTAGCTTATCCACATTGTTGTAATAATGAACAATAAATCTTTTATATGACTTTCTAAAATAGAAATTTATGTACTCCTCAATTTCCAAGGTAGTGATCTCACGTTTTTCAATGTATTCCCAATTATTCTCTACTCCTGTCCTTCTATTCATGAATGGTATTTGATCTATAATAACAGCAATTTGTTTTTTAATTGCACTTTCTTTATTATAAAAGCCATAGGTTACAGTGAATTTTTTATTCTTGATTTGTTTCTTAAGAAAATTAAACTCTTCATCTGTATAGTCTTCTGTTTTGTTCCACAGATTATAATATCTTTCAACTTCTGTCTGTTCCATCTCAAGAGCCTTGAGCTTGTCTCTATTTGCTTTGTTCATGATGTTCTTTTATATATTGCTCAAAGTCAAAATCTTTATTTAAGTAAGTCAACACATGAACTGCTCTCATCTGATCAATCTCAATGAGCTTTGCTGTGCCACAAATATTCATTTTCTCTTCATGGTTTAATTGCTCCCATCCTGTTTTGTAAAGCTGTTGCTCCAACCATTCTACTGCTGTTTTCATTGTTCTAATTTTATGTTAAGTTGTTCTATTTGCTTTGCACGTTGTACTAAGTATTCAAA